GACGGTTACCGTCGATGGCATCCCGGTTGAAGTAACCGACCAGGGTGCCACGGTGATCGGCACGCTCCAGCAGCGCCTTGCCGACGCCAACACCAAGTTCGCCGACGCGGAGAAGGCACATCAGACGGCTCTGGCCGCCAAGGATGCCGAGCTCGCGAAGAAGGATGCCGAGATCGATGCGCTGAAAGGCAAGATCCTTTCCGACGCCGACCTCGACAAGCGCGTCCAGGCGCGCGCCGATCTCATCACCAAGGCGCATTCGATCGCCAAGGACGTGAAGACCGAAGGGCTTTCCGATGCAGCTATTCGCAAGGCGGTCGTCGTCGCCAAGCTCGGCGATGCGGCCATTGCCGACAAGTCGGAGGCCTATATCGACGCTCGCTTCGACATGCTCGTCGAGGACGCCAGCAAGAACGGCGCCGATCCGTTCCGCACTGTCGTGCAGAATGGCCTTTCGCAGGTCAACGACGCCGACAAGGTCGTAACCGACGCCTATGCCCAGATGGTCGCCGACATGAAAGCCGGCAAGACCTCTGCAGCGGCCAACTAAGGAGGCGCTTCAATGGCTACCTACCAGACCACCTATGGCGCGGCTCCTGCGAAGGGGCTTGCAGGCCAGATCGCTTCCGAAGAGAAGTGCAACAAGGTCAGCCGCACCGTTGAAACGGCGGCCGGCATCAAGTTCGGCGCTCCTGCTCAGCGCGGCGCCGGCGATCATGGCGTTGCCATTCTGACTACCGGCGACTTCCTCGGGCTCGCGGTGCTCAATCCCGCGGTACCGCCGAGCGCCAGCAACCCCGACGCCTATCCGCAGTACTTCACCGGCGCATTCATGACGATGGGCACGATGTATGTGACGGCGGGCGCCACCGTCGCTGCCGGTGACCCGGTCTACTATGTGACCGCAACCGGCCGTTACACCAACACGGACAATACGGGCGCCAACCCTGCCATTCCCGATGCCTACTTCGAAGAAGCGGGCACCGACGGCGCCATCGTCCAGATCAGCCTTGGCCTGCGCCATCAGGCGTAACGCCTCGCGAAAGGAACCCTGAACCATGAACCAGATCATCCGTCAGGCCTTCGCTGATGCGCAGGCCGCGTTCCCCTTCGTCATCGCGCAGGGGCGCAACATCGAGACCCGCATCTACCAGCGGCGCTACCCGACCTTCAACTACGCTGCCCACGTGCCCGTGGTGACGGAAGGGAACGCCTGGGCGATCGGCACGACGTTCTTCACCGTCGATACCGCAGGCGAGGCGAAGTTCCTCTCCGGCGCCGGTACCGACATGCCCTTCAACCAGGCCACGAAGGACATGGCCAGCCATGACTTCGCGATGATCGGCTCCGGCTGGGAGTGGAACCTCGAGGAAGTCAATCAGGCTGCCCTCTACGGCATCGACCTGAACGGCACCAAGGCCATGTCCGCGTCCGACAAGGTCGAGCGCCTGCTCAACTCGGTTGCCATGGTCGGCACGACCGAGAAGAACTGGACCGGCTTCGTCAACGACCCACAGGTCTCGCGTGTCGACGTTGCCGCGGATGGCACGGGCTCTTCGACCTTCTGGTCGGCGAAGTCCAACGACCAGATCCTCCGGGATATCAACGATCTGATCTCCAGCGTTCGGGAGAACACGTCGGAAGTGGAGTGGGTCGACACGCTGCGGCTGCCGCCGGAAGCGTTCCGCCTCATCGCCACCCGCCGTCTCGGCGAGGGCGACGGCCTCCTGACCCTCCTGGAATACATCCGCCGCAACAACGTCTACACGGCGGAAACCGGCCAGCCGCTCGACATCCAGCCGCTGCGCGAGCTCGCGAATGCCTCCCAGGACGGCGGCGGCCGCATGGTCGTGTATCGCTGGGATTCGGAAGTTCTCCGCTTCCACCTGCCGATGCCGCGCCGTGTCCTCCAGCCGCGCCAGAAGTCCATTATGGGCTTCGAAACCGGCATCATCGCCCGTACCGGCGGTACCGAATGGCGTCTGCCTGGTGCTGCCGCCTACGGCGACGAAATCACCGCACCGTAAACCGGAGGATCAGCGATGAAAATCACCAACAACAGCAAGGCGCTGCAGGGCGTCCGCTCCAAGGGGCGGGCGGTCTACATTCCGCCGGGTGAGACCCGCGACGTCGATCTTGAGGGCGTCGATCTCGAAAAGGCCAAGCGCCTTCGCTTCCTCAAGATCGAAGGCGTCTCCAAGGCTGCAAGCAACCAGGATGGCGACAGCCCGAAAACGGCACTCGAAGTGCTCGAAATGGCGAAAGACCAGAACGTCCAGTTCATGTCGTTCAAGTCGGCTGCCAAGAAGCTGCTCGGCGACAAGACGCCGGGCACGAAAGACGAGATCGTCGCGGCTCTCGAAGAGCTGGCAACGCAGCCCTGACAATCAGCCCGGCGGCAACCTGCCGGGCCCACTCTTGCATCGGAGATCGACATGGCTGGATACGGCACGAACGACGGCTTCACGACGTACGCAACCGAAGCCGGCTATGTCTTTCCCGATGGCACGACCGATGCCCAGAAGACCGCAGCCCGCCAGCGCGGTTCTCTGGTGATCGATCGGTACGAGCCTCGGTTCAGCGGCCGGCGCACCGGCGGGTACTCTCAGGAGCGCGCATGGCCGCGCACCGGCGCGACGACCTATTACGGCGAGGCGATACCCTCGGGCGAAACCCCGGTGGCGATCATCAATGCTTCCTATGAGGCGGCGTTCCTCGAACTCACGAATCCGGGCAGCCTTTCGCCGGTCGTCACCGGCACGTCTACGGTGAAACGCGAGAAGATTGGACAGCTTGAGGTCGAGTATTCAACCTCTTCTTCAACGGACATCGACGACCTCGTCGCGCTCGCCACGCCCGTTGTGACCACGATCGAGGGGCTGCTCTGGCCGTTCCTGACCCCAGTCTGGCCGGGTGCGTTGGTGGTGTAGCTGTGCCGATCAGAATACGCCCAGTGAACCGAGCAATGAGACCATTCCGGCGATCAAAATAACGAATTGAGCCCTCTGCTTCATCGTAGGGTCAATTGGAAGCTTCTGCACGAGATAGAGCACAACCACGACGAAGAGGATGGTCACGAGGATGCTGATTGTGGCGGACATGTGCCTCAGATCTTTGATCAAAAAGCCTTGCGGCAATGAAGGCGTAAATAAGGCTCAGCTCACGAAAAGGAAGGGAGGAGGATGGCTAACCCGATCTATGTACGCCTGCAGGCGACCGCGCAGCGCTTGATCGCCAAGTACGGCCAGGTTGGCACCGTGACGCGCATCTCAGAGCCGGACCCCGTCGAGGGCGGCGACCCAGTGCCGACACCTTACACGGCCACGCTGGTGCCGATGGCGTACAGCGCCCAAGAGATCAACGGCACAGAGATCCTGTCCGGCGACATGCAGATCTACATTTCGTCCGTCGGCCTCGCGATCGAGCCTAAGCCCGGCGATCTGGTCGCGGCGAGCGGCAAGACGTTCCGGGTGATCAAAGCAGACCCCAATAATTACGACGGCCTGACCAACGTCGTCTTCATCGTCCAAGGAAGGATTGCATCATGAAGAAGGTTAAAGTCGAAGTCGCAATGCGGCACGCCGGCAAGAAGGTTGGCGAGACCTATGAGTTGTCCGCTGTCCAGGCGAAGGCGCTGGAGGGCATCGGACTTGTGAAGCCGGCCACACAGGCTGCCGCCAAGGCAATCGAGAAGGCGGTGAAGGAATGAACCGGCGCTCGTTCTTCCGGTTTGCGTTCGGCGGCGCCGTAGCCGCTCCTGCAGCTTTGCTCGTGGGGGAGCGTGCGGAAGGCTTTCCGAAGCCTGCTGGAATTCCCGCGACAGACGTTGCCCGCAGCCAAGGCCAGCAGGTCGCCGTAACCATCACAGGCGCAGATGGCGACGCACACATCCGTCGGCTCATTGAGAAGGAACTCCACCGGGCGATGGTCGAGCGTGATCGCCGTGGCTTCTCGTACCAAGCCCGGAAGTCCGGAATAGATGTCCACTTCCTCAACCCGACCAACGTTCGCGGATAACGAGTTTTGGCCACTCTCCGCCAGCAGCTCGACGCGCTCATTGAAGAGCTTTCCCCTGCAATGGAGAAGGCCTTCCGCGAGGCGATCGAGGACATCAAATCCGAAATCGTTCTTCGTGAGGTCGTCGAGCGGCTCGAACGCCGGGACATCGAGGGCGCCATCGCGGCGCTGCACATCGACCCGGCTGCCTTCCGTCCGCTCTCTGAGGCGATCCGGACAGCCTTCAACGCCGGCGGCCTCCTGGTCGCCAAGAACATGCCGCGCGTGTCTGACCCGATGGGCGGTCGTGTCGTGTTCAGGTGGGACGTGCAGAACCAGCGCGCCGAGCAGATCATCCGCGAAGCCTCGTCGACGATGATCACGCATGTGACCGAAGACACGAAGCAGATGGCGCGCGAGCGGATCGAAGCGGGCTACGCCAAGGGGCAGGGGCCGAACACGATCGCTCTGGACATCGCCGGCCGGGTGAACAAGGTCACCGGACGCCGCGAGGGTGGCTTGCTCGGCATGACGTCGCAACTGGCCCGCACGGTCGAGAACGCGCGCACGGCGCTGCTCGCTGGCGATATTGAGGGCATGAAGCACTACCTGACGCTGACGCGCCGCGATAAGCGCTTCGACCGGCAGGTCGCGAAGGCCATCCGTGAGGGCAAACCGCTCCCGCCTGACGCCGTACAGAAGATCACCGGGCGGCTCTCCGATCGATATGTCCAGCTCCGGGCGCAGACGATCGCGCGGACCGAAACGCAGTCATCGGTACACGCGGCCAAGCATGAGGCCTATCAGCAGGGGCTGGATCGCGCCGGCCGGGATGCAAACCTGGTCACCCGCCGCTGGCGTTCGGTCGGCGACGGCCGTGTCCGCCACACGCACCAGGTCCTGAACGCAGAGGAAGTGATCGGCATGGACCTGCCATTCCAATCTCCCTCGGGCTCGCTGTTACGCTTCCCGGGCGATACCAGCCTCGGTGCTGGCGCCGCCGAGATCATCGGCTGCCGTTGCCATGTCGAATACAACTTCGACTTTGCCGGGGAATATGCCAGATCGCGAGGCCGCTGATGGCTGAGAACCTGTCGTTTGCAGCCCAGGTCTCCGAATGGGTGAAGGCAGAGCAAGAGCGCGAGGCCGCCGTCCTGCGCACCGCGGCGCAGATGGTCGCCAATAACGTCCGGACCTCTGTTGCCCAAGGCGGCCGTATCCCGGTCGATACCGGCAACCTGAAGAACTCGCTGATGGCCTCGACCACGTCCATGCCGACGGTCGACCAAGGCGAGAAGCAATATCCGGATCAGAGCGGCGAGATCGAGCTAATCATCGCCAACCTCGATATCGGGGAGACGCTCTATCTCGGGTTTCAGGCAGCCTACGGGCCTCGCATGAATTACGGCTTCGTTGGGCAGGACAGCCTCGGCCGCCTCTACAATCAGGCTGGGTTCGGCTTTGTTGACGCGGAGGCGCAGGACTGGCCGCAGACGGTCAAACGCGCGGAAGAGACGGTTCGCGGTCGCTTTGAAGCGGGTCCGTCCCCTCGGACATGATGATCAGGGCCTTCTGAAGCACGTCGAGGTCTCGGATGGCTGCGGAAAGTACCTGCCGGCCGTTCTCAGTCTTGACTGTCTTGTTGAGCAGCAGCGATTGCGCCTCGTGCAGGAGGTCATGCACCTCGGTATCGCTGAGTGCTTTGTCGGCCATAGGCCAGAGGTAGCAGATGGCTGACACCGTTGAAATGAAAATCTACCAGGCGCTGTTGTTGCGAGTTCAAGCTTTCGTGCCGCCGGCCGGCGTCACCGTCGTGCTGCCGGGTGTCTCCTACTCACCGACGGCTACCAGCAAATTCGTCAGCATCGAGGTGCACTTCAACCGCTCGATCGAGACGGACCTGTCGCTGCAGCTTGATCCGATCCGGCAGGGTTTCATGCGCGCTAGCGTCATGTGGCCGAAAGGGTCGGCCATCGTGGACGGATACAATCTCGCCGGGCAGCTTCGCGCGCACTTCCGCCGCAGTACCAAGCTGTTCCGCACGGACACACAGGTTCGCATCGACGAGGATCCGGAAATCGGCGTCCTCGTGACGGGCAGCACGCACCACAACATCCCCGTCACCACTCGGTGGCGGTGTTACCCGCAAGTTCCGGCCTGATTGGCCTGCCGATCAAGCCCCTTCGGCAAGGGCAATCAGACAGAAAGGATTGAGCAATGGCTCAGCTTTACCCGGTCGCCGGTGCCAAGATATT